ATGATGAGGTTTGGGAAAAAGTAAAGAACAAAGAAGTAAGAGGATTTAGTATTGAGGGGTACTTTACAGACAAGTTAATTGAGGCTTCTAAAAAGAAGAAATATAAAAAGAAAAAGAAATACACAAAAGAAGATGTGTTAAGTGATGAGGATTTATTAGATAGAATAAGAATGATTATAGCTCAAGATGAAAAAGACCAATTTGAGCTAATGAAAGAATACATTACAAAAAGGGCGTTAGCTAAATATCCCTGGAAGCAATGTATAGCTGATATGAAGAAAAAGTACGGAAAAGAATCTGCTGCTAAAATCTGTTCGGCAATAAAAAGGGGTACTATAAATAGGTAGCCTGTAAACAAATATAAATTTAATTATATATAATTATAAAATCTCTTATACAATGAAAGAAACATTAGAAAAAATCAAAACTTTATTGTCTATTGATAATAAAGAATCTAAAGAAGTTAAAATGTATGCCGAAATGATATTAGATGATGGCAGAGTTGTAGCTACTGAAGATGAACAATTTATGATTGGCTCTGAAGTCTTTGTAGTAAATGATGATGGCGATGCAAGTCCTTTGTCAGCAGGTTCATATACTATGGAAGATGGAGCAAAATTAACCATTGATGATAATGGCAAAATCTTGGATATGGGCGAAGAAAAAGAAGCTGAAGATGTAGAAGCATCAGAAGAAAAAGAAGAAATGGCAGAAGAAGCAGATGTAGCAGATTGGAAAGGTATGGAAATAAGAATCAAAAACCTTGAAGATGCTGTGGCTGATTTAAAAGCAGATAAAGAAAATATGTCTGTGGAAAATGAAGAATCAGTTGAAGAAGAAGTTTCTGAAGATGAAAAAGTTGAAATGTCTAAAGATATGGTAACAAGTTTAGTGGAAGAAATAGAACACTTAAAAACTAAATTATCAGAAATGGAAGAACAACCAGGAGCAGAGGGCTTTGCTCACAATCCTGAAACAAACACTAAATCTAAAGTGGATTTAGGTAAAATGTCAATTAATGACAGAGTTAAATATTTAATAAATAATTAGAAAATAAAATGGAAAAAGTAAATAAAAATGAAGTTATGAAACTTGCTACCAACAAACGATATGAGTTTGATATTACTGTAAATAGTGATACATACGCAGGTGTTCATAGTTTGCCGTATGTAACTGCTGCGTTAAGAAGTCCTGACACAGTTGCTAAAGGTTATGTAAGGACTATAGATGGATTAACTAAATCTGCTGTAATTAATAATATCGCTTCAAGTAATCCTATTGTTGCTGCTGCTTGTGCATTTTCAAGTGGTAATGATACTTCTACATCAGAACAAATTCTTACGCTTACTGATTTAAAAGTGAATGAGGAAATTTGTCGTGGAACAATCTTCCCTACTTGGATGGGTCAAGGAATGGATAGAAACGGAAACTTACCTCAAAATTTTGGAGATTTCTTATTGCAAGTAATCGCAGGTAAGGCTGCTGCTCAATTAGAGATTGGTATTTGGCAAGGAGCTTCTCCTTTCGGAACAGGTTTCTTATCAGATGATGGAACTCAAGATGAAACAGGAGCAGATGCTTCAGCTTGTAAAGACTTTACAGAAGTTGATTTTGCTGATGCTTTAGCTGCTTCAGACATTCTTACAGATATGGCTTCTGTATATAATGCTGCTGCAAGTGATATATCAGGAATATTAACAAAACCAGGTGTTGGATTCTATATGAATAACAAAACTTATGGTTTCTATATTCAAGCGTTAGCTTCTGCAGGTTCTAATCAAGGGCAAATATCAGGATTAGGTTTTGATGCAAAATCTGATACTGCTACTTACTTCGGATACCCAATCTACAGATGTCCTGGAATGTTCAACGATACTATTCTTTTCACTTATCCTGAAAACTTGGTATTTGGAACAAACCTTGCTACTGATTGGACTGAAGCGAGGCTGATACCGACTTATGAATACGATGGCTCTGATAATGTAAGAGTTGTTATGAACTTCGCTGTAGGTGTACAAACTGCTGTAGCTACAGATGGTGTTTATGGTTCAACTGTTTGGACTTAATAGTTAATTAATTAATGAGGGTGTGAAATACCACCCTCTTTTTTAACTGAATGTATAATAATATAAAACTAAAATAAAATGGCTTGTAATTTAACGAGAGGACTTTTGGTCGATTGTAAAGACCAAATCGGAGGATTAAAGAAAATATTCTTTACACAATCTTATTGTTCTGATATTAGAGCAAGTGCTACATTTAATGGTACTAATGTTCTACAAATGGACACAGCAGGATTTGCTAATTGGGATATATATGGTGGTAGTACAGTAAATGTATATCAGTATGACTTACGACCTAATCTATCTTCAGTAACAGTAAATATCAACAGCGACCCAGCAACAGGAACTACTTTCTTTGAGCAAACTTTATCTCTTACGCTACAGAAATTATCAGTAGCACAAACAAATGAGTTAAAGTTAATCTCTTACAATCGTTCTCAAATATTTGTACTTGATAATAATGATAATGTATTTTTATTAGGTATGGATAATGGTTGTGATATATCAGGGGGTACAGTTGTAACAGGTGCTGCTAAAGGCGATATGTCAGGATATACTTTAGAAATAAGAGCAGAAGAAAAAGACCCATTAATTTGGCTACCTGCAACAGCAGGAGGTGGAACTGCTAAATATCCATTTGATGGATTATCTGATGAGGCTGCACTTAACATAGCAGTAGGAACATAATTAATAAATCGTTACTCAAAAAGAAAGGGAGCTAAATTGCTCCCTTTTTTTATTTAAGGGGTTTTGCTACTTATTCGTTTGTAAACTAACAATTATGTTAATTGGAATGTTCACGCTGTTTTTTATCTTTTCCCCTTTTTAAAACTAATTGGCTTAATCTCGGTACTTTTGTAAGGGTTGTATTACTCATACTCTGACCTCCGTTCGTTTTGTTTGTTATACAAATATATAAAAAATATTTTATATTCTACTATATTTTATAAAGTTTTTTTTATAAAAAGTGCAAATAAAAACAAATTACAACTATTTATATATACTATTAAATAACAAATATTATGGCTTGGAAAGTAAAAGAACAATACAAAGACTATAAACCATTAAATATGAATTTGGCTTATGGTCAATTAAGACCTCATCAAATAGAAAATTTATCTGATGAAGTAAAAGAGCAGTATTTTGAACAAGATACTCCTAAACCAAAAAAGAAAAAAAAAGAAGTTAAAATAGAAACAGATTCCTATAATGACTACACAGACTAAAGTTCCTGATTTTGAAATGTTTGATGAGTACAATGAGAAGTTTGATAAAGCTACTACAGAACAAGAAAGATTAGATGTTATAAAAGAGTATCAAGATAAACTATGGAAAGATAATGTATAAAGCAGATTTCGTATTATTCCCTTTTACGCAAAACTATATATGGTTTTACGAAAACCTAAATGCTTATGCAGATTTACCATCTTCTACTTATTGGATTGTATTGAAATTTACAGGAAGAAATAATAATTATCAGCGTTCAATTATAGCAAGACCAGGTAATAGTGATTTTTCAAGTCCTGTGTATGAAAGTAATGATAGGTATGTTAAATTTGGTTTTACTGCTTGGATGCCTAAATGGAATACAGATACTCAAGCCTTTGACACTTCGGGCAATATGTCGGTAGGTAATGCTGTATTACCAACTATAGATACTTATGATATTAAGGTTTACTATTCTACTTCCTCAACAAAAGACACGGATAGCTCTGATGTTACTTTAATACCTGAAATAAAGCCTGTTTTGTATGTAACTGATGAAAATAGAGATATAGTTACTAATTCATCAAGTTGGGCTGATTATTTAAACCCTGCTTTTGTTAGTTATAACCCTTATACAACTAATGATGTAACTGAAGTTGAGATGTCGCTTTATGGTAAACCTGCTTCAGCTTCAGTAGATAATAGAGATGCTCAATATGGAGTACAAACTTGGACACCAAATTACAATGGATAATGAAAAAGAAAAATAACACAGAAATATCAGTAATACATTTAGCAGAGTTTAATCTACCTGAAGTTACTGAAACAGCAAATAAGGATTGGATTCAATTTGGTACAGATAATATGTACCCACAATACCTACTTGAATTATATAATGGAAGTAGTATTAATAATGCTATTATAAAAGGGGTTTCAGCTATGATTTATGGCGAGGGATTAGAGGCTACTGATAGAGAGGATAGTGATGAGCATAAAGAACAATGGTTACGATTAACCTCACTACTTGGACATTCACAAAAAGACCTTTTAAAGTGTCTAGCGTTTGATTTAAAGCTGTTTGGGATGTGTTATGTAAACACAATATGGAATAAGCCAAGAACAAAGATAGTGGAAATGTATCACATTCCAGCACAATATATAAGAAGTGGAAAAACTGATGGATATGGTAAAGTAAATGAGTATTACTATTCAGCAGATTGGACTAATACCAGAAAGCACAAACCAAGAACATATAAGGCGTTTGATGAAAAGGACAGAACAAGTGCAAGTCAAGTATTATGTATCAAAGATTATTCTCCTGGAAGCTATTATTACTCACTTCCTGACTATCAAGGCTCTACTTCTTACATCCAATTAGATATGGAGATTGCTCAATTTCATTTATCTAATATAAAATCAGGCATGTTTCCAAGTATGGCTGTGAACTTTGCAAACGGAGTGCCGACAAGGGAAGAAAGAAGAACGATAGAAAGGCAAATAAACTCTAAATTTGGTGGTAGTGGTAACGCAGGAAAGATTCTAATTACTTTCAATGATGGTAAAGACACAGCTCCTGAAATAGTGCCTATAAACGCAAATGACAATTCTGATAGCTACCAATTTTTAAGCACAGAAACCACAAGAAAAGTTCTCACAGGACATAGAGTTACAAGCCCATTATTATTCGGAGTAAAAGGAGATGGTTCAGGATTTGGGAATAATGCTGATGAGCTACGAGATTCTTATTCGCTATTTACTAACACAGTAATCAAGCCCTTTCAGAACACACTTTTAGGGGGTTTACAGGCTATTTTTGATATTTGTGATATAAACCTTGATTTGTACTTTAAATCGCTTAAACCTGCTGATTTTATAGACATTGAAAATGTGGCTAAAGTTAGTGAAGATGAGCAAGAGAAAGAGGGAATAGATACAGGAGATGAAATAAAGAAAGAGTTTACTGAATTATCTGATGACCAATTTGATATAATATTAAACAATTTAGAGGGAGAACAAATAAATGAGGATGAATGGGAAGTAGTTGATGAAAGAGAGCAAGGTACAGGAGATGATTATGAAGATTGGGCAGATAGATTAATACAAAAAAGAGAAGATTTTGCAGTAAATGAGATAAAAAGTAATGAAGATAAATTCAGCTATTTAGATAAATCTTATTATAGAGTGAGATTCAAGTATGCAGTAGGCTCAACAAAGCCAAAGAAAACAGGAAAGTCAAGACCATTTTGTGAAAATATGATGAGATTAAGTAGAGGGGGTTTTGTGTATAGAATTGAAGATATTGATATTGCAAGTGAAAGGGGGATTAATAAGCAATTAGGGCATAAGGGCAGACCATACGACTTATTTAAATTTAAAGGGGGTGTATATTGTCGGCATAAATGGAATGAGATACTATACAGACTTAAAAAAGGAACGGAATTAAGAGATGGTCAAAGTTTAGATAATGATTATAATAGAGTGAGTAGCATACCGAAAAGCTACCAAAGAAAACCAAAGGGATTAAAAGAAAGTAAAATAGCACCTGTAAATATGCCAAATCAAGGGCATTATCCAGGCGTAAAATAATTAAAATATGGCAATACAACATACTCTGTTCATAAGTACAGATAGGCTGAAAAAAGATTCAGCTTTGGGTGGGTCGGTAGATGATAACATTTTACTACCCTATATATTAATGGCTCAAGATAGGTATATATTACCTATTCTTGGTACTGATTTAAATGATAAATTAGTATCAGACATTCAAGGTAGTAGTTTATCAGGGGCATATCTTACGCTTTTACAAACATATATCCAACCGAGTTTGGTGCAATACAGCTTCGCTACTTGTTTGCCCTTCCTACGACTTCGTATGGTAAATAATTCCATTGTTACAATGAATAGTGAGCAAGGCTCAAGCGTTTCTCATAGCGATTTAAAGCCTTTAATTAATGCGAGTATAGACCAAGCTGAATTCTACAGAGAACGATTGATAGATTACATAAGAAATAATACAAGTAGCTTCCCTGAATATAGTTCAAACACAGGTGCTGACTTACAACCAACCTCGCAGAACTATTATGCAGGGCTAAATCTTGATGTTGCTCCAATGAGTAATAAAACAAAGTCCTTTTTACAAGGAGCAGATATAACAATATGTTGCTAAAATTATGCTTACAAAACAAAAGGAAAAACAGAGGAAAAATAACGAACAAAAACTAAAAAAATATTTGAATAGTTATGGCAAATCAAAAACTGACAGACAAAACCGAACTTGCCGAACAGGCAGGTAGTGGCGATTTATTAATGGTGGTGGATGTTTCTGATACGAGTTCTTCTGCACAGGGTACAAGTAAAAAGATGGATTTTAAATATGTAATCCAAACAGACAAATTTTCACTAAACAATACTGAAGTATTGGCGTTAGATAGCACCTCAAAAACTTTGGTAGGTGCTTTGAGTGGTTATATGGTAACCCCAATAAGTGCTACAGTTCTTGTTACTCACGCTGGGTCAAATGAAAGCTCTAATAAGAATTTGATTTTTGGGTGGGATGACACACAAGATGTTTTGTATTGGGATGCTGGTGCAAGGTTTTTTGGTGCAGTAAGTGGCGATAGGAGTTATGTATTTGGTGGTAATCAAGCATCAGCAGGTGCAGAGGATGGTTCATTACTTAATAAATCTTTTAAGATGTGGGCTTCATCAACAGGGTTTAATGGTGGTTGGAGCTGTGATGTTTATTTAACCTATGCTTATACCAAAGTGCTATAATGAAGATAACAGAAAAACCTATATATTTCTTTTTAATAGTTGCTATTTTAGCTTTAAGCACCTGCAATGCTCAAGACTTTTTTAAATACGCTACTATATATTCTTCAGGTAGTATTAATACAAGTATGGTAGAGGCTCAAGACTATATAGCCATAAATAAAGGCTATGAAGAAACAACTCAAATAAATGCTTATGATTATAATTTTCAAATCGGAATCCGTAAGGTGGCTCGTTTCAATTATGAGCAGAAGCTCACGACTTGGTATTATGGTAATGAAAAAAGTGTTGCTGACAATACTACCATTGGTAATAATAATGGTTGGGAGTATTTGCTTAATTATTCTTTTATCCGTAATCGTTCTGAAACATTTAATAATAGCGATTTTTGGTTACGCTACTTATCAACTAAATGCGTTACTAAAATACAAGTAAAAAATGATGAGAGCAGGGATTTGGAATACATATCTTTTGACACAAGATATAGAGTAAATAAAGGAGGCTTTGATTTTACTTTAGGAATGGTGGGCAGACATCATCCTGTTTATGGGGTTACACCAATAGAGGATTTTTGGGTAAATGGGGAAAGTTCTTTCCAAGAATTAGCAGAAGATTTTGGCTATTCTACTCAATTTGTGCAAGGTCAATGGCATTGGTTTAATGATGGCGAATTATTAGCCACTTCAAATGATGAGTTTTTTAAGCATTATTTTGGCTCGGCTATAGCCCAATATAACCAAGACCAATTAAATGCATTAGGAAGCGTTACAGAGCTTTCTATGGTAATTGGAACAGCGTATTATTACTATACTAAAGACTTTTGGGTACACGGATGGCTAAATGTAATGCCTTATCACTATGGATTGGATGATTATTCTTACGAGTATGAGGGTGTGCCAACTGACATTGATTTAGGATTAGTAGCAGGATGGAGAATTACAAAAAATTTAGGTGTATTTGTAGAGGGTACATATTTAGAGTATTGGGAGAAGCCTATATATGAGTGCAAATTTGGGTTTAATTATTTAATATTTTAGTATGAAAAACTTTTTACTATTCTTTTTTATTGTGTGTTATGGTTTTAGTCAAACAAATTGTGAATTATGTGTGGAGCAAAACGGATTCTATTGTGGGGATGATGAAAGTAATTGGACACAATATAGCCCTCTTGGTTGTGTACCTAATGGTCTTAATAATCTCTTTTATCTTAATGATGGTTGGTTAGATTGTGTGGATGGAAGTGATGAGGCAGAGGCTATACCAACTACTTTAGAGGATTGTTCTGTATATGACTATGTGCCTTGCGATACTATCTATATAGAAACCACAATTATTGATACCCTTTATGTTACTGAATACCTTGATTGTAATACAGGATTGCCTTGTGGAAATACAGGCATTTTAGAGTTGCTCCAAAAAACGAAAAATGAAAATAAAATATATAATCTAAACGGAAAGGAGATATACAAGAGAGAAAATGTATATATAGAAGATGGGAAAATTAACTTTAAATTAAAATAAAAAATGAAAGAATTAATTTTAAAAATGATAAAATCAAGAAAGTTCTGGTATGGTTTTGTAACCTTAATGATGGTACTTTTTTCAGAGAGCTTTGGAATTAGCGAAACAAAAATTAATACGCTATCCATAATAGCTGTTGCATTAATAATTGGTCAGGGAATTGCTGACAGAGGATGTAATAAGTGTTAAACTATGGCAACAGAGGTATCAGAAAATAGCAAGTTTATACTATCTCTAAAATCAATAATAGGGATAGTAGTATTAGCATCTTCTTTAATAGGTGGTTATTACTCATTAAGCATGGAAATTCAAGAGGCTAAAGAACTACCATTAGTAGTTATTCCTGACCCTGAAATAACAAGACAGGAGTTGGATTTAAAATTAGAGCTTATCAGTACGACTGTAATGGGTAATGCAGAAAAATTAGATAAAATAGAAACGCAGGTTGAGAAAATAGAGGAGAGAGTTTACGAGCTTAAATGAGATACCTTTTATATATATTATTGTGGGTAATACCAATTTGTAGTCCGAGCCAATCGCTTATAACAGAATCTCAATTAACAGATGCTCAATTGTCCAACGAACCAATAGTTGTTGAATTCTGGGCAGATTGGAACGACCAAAACAAATGCCATTTCCTTGGCAATCTTAATGATTGTAGGACATACAGAATCTGTATTGTGGACAATCCTGACTTGGCAGATTACTTTGAAATTAGTGTACTACCCACGATAATAGTTTTCAACAAAAAAGAAGAAATTGTGAGATATAAAGGTAATCTCCTGTTTCAGTTAGATGTTGATAAACAAGAAATTCAAGCTGTAGTGGACAGCATAATAATCTCTAAATTTAGATAATGGTCTTATCAAAGAATTTTACGCTAAATGAATTCACTAAAAGCGTATCAGCAATTAGAAATGGAGTAGATAATGAGCCTACTAAAGAACATATAAGAAATATACAACTATTAGTTAAGTTCGTTCTACAGCCAATTAGAGAGGCTTTAGGGCTTCCAATTAAAATTACAAGTGGTTATAGGTCAGAAGCATTAAATAAGCTCATAGGAGGCTCTAAAAGAAGCCAGCATTGTAAAGGACAGGCTGCAGACATACAATTTAGGGTGGATGGAGTAATGAATAATAAGGCTATTTGGGATAAAGTATTGGAGTTGGGTTTGCCTTTTGACCAAATGATAAATGAGTTTGATTTTACTTGGATTCATATTAGCTATAACCACGAAAAAAACAGGAAGCATTTATTAGAAGCCTATAAAGAAGGTAGTAAAACAAAATACAAATACCATAAAATAGAAAAAGGATTATGAAAGTATTAGAAAAAATATTCGGAGGTAGTGCTGATAAAGTAATTGATTCTATTGGTAACGCAATAGATGGTATTTCTACATCCAAAGAAGAAAAATTAGAAGCTAAAAGGAAAATAAAAGAGCTTGTAGTAAATCATCAAATAGAAATAGAAAAGAATGTTAGCGAAAGATGGAAAGCCGATATGAATAGCGATAGCTGGTTGTCTAAAAATGTGCGACCACTTGTATTGGTATTTACAATATCCTGCACAATGCTACTCGTATTCATAGATAGTGGCAGTATCAAATTTGAGGTAGAAGAAAAATGGACAGACCTGCTTCAACTTACCCTAATAACAATAATTGGTGCATACTTCGGTGGTAGGTCGGTTGAGAAACTTAAAAAATAAATTATCAAAAAAGATTATAGATTAAGATTAACCAAAGCAGAACACGACTTAATAAAAGAAATGAGAATTTCTGATGGTGGTGTTGTAAATAATGTTTTAGTAATAGGAGATTTACACGAGCCTTTCTGCTTGGATAAATATTTAGAATTTTGTGTGGCTAAATATGAGCAATTTGATTGCACAGAAGTAGTATTTATTGGCGACATCATAGACAATCACTACAGCAGTTATCACGAAACAAATGCAGATGGAATGGGGGGTGCTGATGAATTAGAATTGGCTATAGAAAGAATAGCAAGGTGGTACAAAGAGTTTCCAGAAGCCAATGTAATTATAGGGAATCACGATAGAATGGTTATGCGTAAAGCTCAAACCTCTGCAATACCAAGTAAATGGATTAAGTCTTATAAAGAAGTATTAGAAGTTCCTGGATGGAATTTTCTTGAGAGATATGAAAAGGATGGTGTTCAGTATTTACACGGAGAGGGTGGAACTGCAAGAACTAAATGTAGAGCAGATATGATGAATACAATACAAGGACACCTCCATACTCAAGCCTATTGTGAGCATTATGTAGGAATGAATTTTAGGGTCTATGGAATGCAGGTTGGATGTGGTATTAATCACGAATCATACGCTATGGCATACGCTAAGTACGGAAAGAAACCTGCTATTGGAGCAGGTGTAGTCTTAAACAATGGTAAATTACCCATAAATCTCCTTATGGAATTATAATTTTTTTGTATATTTGTTTTGTGAAAGAGATTAAATTAACACAAGAACAAATAGAAATAGTAGAAAGAGAGGGTGTTCTTTACTCTATTGCAGAGCCTAATAGAATTACTTATAGTAAAAGATTATGGAACAAATATAGGTTAGCAGTAGAAGTCCATTATAAAGATGGTAATTTCCATAAAGCCTACAGCATCTAAATTAGATATTAACATTTTCTTGTTAATAAACTTTATTAATATTTATTAAATTTTTTTTTTATTTGTAAAAAAAGTATTATATTTGTTGTATAAAACAATGCACAAAGCGTTGTTACAATTTAAAACTAAAAGAGAAAAATGAAAAATTATATAATAGCAAATAAAAACACAAAATTAAGTAAAGAAAATTTTTTATATGGATTTAGCCCAGAGGGTAAAGAATTTTATAAAAATGCTACTTTAGGTCAAAAACACCAATTATTACATTTATTAATGAATAATGGAAATATATCTGCTCAGGATTTTGTAGATATATTAATTACAAAAAACAAATAGAGAATAAATAATAATAACAAGGGGGTGGGATTCCCCCTTTTTTTTTCAATAAATAATATTAATTAAAAACTAAAAGAAAATGGAAAATTATACAGATTGGATAATGCAAATGAATAAAAAAATATTAAGAGAAAGGGAATTAAATGAGCCTGAAAACTATAACAAAATTATATGTAAATGGCAAATAAATTTCAAAGGTCAATTAGGTATTGAAGTAATACCTGACCACTTCACAGGAGATAACTTTTCTGATATTAAAATGGGTTATGGTAATATTGAATTTAAAGGAACTAAACAAAGTTTTGATAGGTTATTAAATTCATTAAGCTCTAAAGACCATTCAGAGTATAAAATTATAGGCTCTTGTTTAGTAGAAGAATTGGATATAGACCACGACCAAGTATATCAAGATTATTTAAATTCTAAAAAATAAAATTATGGCAGTAAATTATATAGAAACAGCAGAACTACATACATTTAGTTGTGATGGTCAAATGACTTATATAGGTGGTGTAGATGCTGAAAATAATGAGGTTATTATAAGTGTATGTACCTATCAATTATTACATACTTTGGATATACCTTATATGAAAGAAAAGTTAAACGATTATATTAATAAAATAAATACAGAAAAAAAATGAAATATTTATCAGAAATAATGGAAAAGCAACAAAATAATCTTTTCAAAAAAAATAAAGTTTTCTTTGCCTTTAGCAATGAACAATTTAAAGATGGAATGAAAAAACATAACATACCAAAAGAAACTAAAATGACAGATTTGGGGCAGGGAATGGTTTGTCCATCAGATAATGTTAAAGAGGTGATTGAACAATTAGATGTAATATATAAAGAAAGCATAAAAAAAGATATGAAGCAGGGTAAGGATAAAGTTATATTAAGAGAATTACAAAACCACGAGTGCTTTTATGTAGGAGATATTACAGATTGTGTAAGTAAATTAGAGGATTATCCCATAACAAAAGAAGAAATAGTTAAAGTATATCAAGAAAATTATCAGCGTATAACATCTACATTTTAAAATTATGACACAAAAAGAAACATTATTAAAATACCTAAAGGAGAATGGAAGTATTACTTCTTTAGATTGCGTAGTAGAACTATTAATTATTGACCTACAGGGAGTTATTAGAAACCTAAAAGAAGATGGATATACTATATTAGACAAATGGGAAAAGAGAGTTAATTTGTATGGGCAGAAAAAAAGATTTAAAAGATATTTTTTAATTGAAAATGATATTGATTACGCTAACTTTAATTGTTAAAAAATAAACAACTTTATTAAATTTTATATATATTTATAAAAAGAAATTATTATGGTAAATTTAAATTTAATAGAATTAGCTGAACATTTGGCTATGGAAGAATGTAAAAGAATATATGGAGATGAACACCAAACTCTATATAGAAATAACTATCACGAGTTTAGGGGATATGTTATGCGACCTGCTGTAAGGATTACTTATACTAAAATGTATAATAAGTATTATGATTTAATAAACTCACTAATTAAAAAGAAAGACAATGAAATATAAATTATTGAACACAAGTCAAGATATTAGAGAATCTATATATCGCTTGATGATTAGGCAAAAAATCAGTAAAATCTATTTATCTGATAAAATGGGATTGTCCTACCCAAGTATGTTAAATAAAATAGAATCTCCAGGAACTTTTAAGGTTTCGGAATTATTAGAATTATGCAACATACTAAATGTGGATATTAACGAATTATTAATTAAATACTAAAAAAATGTCAAAATCAAAATTAACAAATATTCAAGCTAATGGAACTTGGAAAGACTTTTACAAGTTTGACCTTGAATTTGAGGATGGTACTATGGGTACTATATTCAAAAAAAGCTCTGAACACAAATTAGAAGTAGGTAAAGAATATAACTACTCTAAAAATGAAAAGGGTTCTATTAAAATAATCCCTGAAGGTGGTTTTACTACTAATTATAGTAATAATAATTATAGTAATAGAGTAGAAGATGTAGATAAAGCAAAAAGAATTGCAAGACAATCAAGTTTAACAAGAGCAGTAGAATTTCATTTAAAAAAATTAGAAAGTGGAATAACAATAAGCGAAACTGAAATATTAGAACAAGCTCAAAGGTTTACAGATTGGGTTATGGATGGTACTATTAAAAAGAAAAAAGATGAAGAAGTGCCTTTTTAACAAGGGTATGTTAATAACTAATGTATAATATACTTAACAATTATATAAAATATATTATATATTTAACAACCTATGAAAAAATCAATATTAGCATCTACTCCGTTTCTTATCTTAAATAAATCTCTTTTAGTTACCTTTGGAATAGATGCTAATGTTGTTCTCTCTCACTTATATCAGCAACAGAATTACTTTAAAGAACAAGGTCAATTATTAGATGGTATGTTCTTTTGTACTACAGAAAATATTAGCTGTGTAACTACCCTTTCCTACTACCAAATTAAACAGGCGATAGCTACGCTTACAAAATGGGGTATAATTAAGGTGGAAAGAAAGGGTGTACCTGCTAAATTATACTTTAAAATAGATGAATCCCAGATATTAAAAAACTTAAAATCAAGTTCTTTAAAAACTTCAACTCTTGATTGTGAAAATTTTAATAACAAGACTTCAAAAAATTTAAGAACTATTAATAATAATAAAGAAATAATATTAGAAAATAATAAAGATATTATAACCCGAAAAGCTCATTTTATTAATAAGGTTTGTTCTTTAGATAATAAACAACATCACGAAGATTTTATTGATTATTGGACAGAAGAAAATAGTAGAGGGAAAATGAGGTGGGAGCTTGAGAAAACTTGGAACACTTCATTAAGATACAAAAGGTGGTGTAGAAACAATGCAAGGTTTGATAAGGGAAATAAAACTACAGAGCCTAAATTCCCAGACTATTACGATATACATTTTGCTAAAAGGTTGGAGCAAGACCAAACAGCCCTTACAAGCTATTACAAGCATTTACAAGGCTTGGGATATGAAAAGAAGGTAAATAGTTATGATGGCAAAATAAAGTGGATTAAAAGATGAATATAGTAGTGGGCTTTATTTGGAATGGATTGATGCTGGGGGTAAGGCATTTTGAAGCTGATAAAACTCATCCTTATTTTGAGTTAAGAATATATTTACTATTAATACAACTAACAATATTTATAGATAGAAGAAAATAATGCTACAATTAATAAAAGGAAAAGATAAAAAGCAGTATGATATGAAATGGATAAGAACTCCAAAAGTAATTTGGGAAAAGTTATCTAAAGAATTTAAATT